AAGTTTAATCCCAAACGATTTGGAGATAAGTTAGGTGTTGATGCACAAGGAGATATTAATTTAACTATTACTACTGGTGTTCCTCAAGGATGAACATAGATTTAAAGTATGTTCCTAGGGCATGGCAGCGTGAAGCTCATTTAACACAAGCAAGATTCAAAGTTCTGGCACTTCATAGACGCTCTGGCAAGACGGAACTCTGTTTGCTCGAATTAATAGATAAAGCGATTAAATTTAATAAAGATTTGGGTTTGTTTTGTTACGTCTCGCCCTACCTTAGTCAATCGAAAAGTATTGCATGGTTACGACTTCTTGAAAAGCTTGAACCATTGCGTAGAGCAAATGCCATAGAAATAAATCAATCAGAACTAAGCGTTAGATTTCTGCACAATGGTGCAATTATTCGTTTATTTGGAGGTGACCGATACGATGCATTAAGAGGGGTCAGACTTGATGGTCTGGTCTTAGATGAGGTTAGTCAGATAAAAAAAGAACTTTGGATTGATGTATGTCAACCTGCTCTCTCAGACCGTCTAGGATGGGCTATTTTTATCTCAACTCCTAGTGGGATTAATTTGTTTTCAGAACTGTATTACAAGGCATTAGAAGAACCCAAAGATTGGTCAGCAGCAAGGTATACGGTATACGACACAGAAAGCATTCACCCTGACGAAGTAACCCGTCTCAAACGTGATATGAGTGAGACATCATTTGCTCGTGAGTATCTATGTGACTTCTCAGCACAAGGTGATGATCAACTTATTGCATTGGCAGATACCGAAGATGCAGCTAAACGTGTATACCAACAAAGCCATGTAGATATGTCACCAGTAGTGCTAGGAATTGACCCTGCAAGGTTTGGGGATGACCGATCTGTAATATTCCGCAGGCAAGGCAGACAAGCATTCAAACCAGTTGTATATCGTGGTATAGACAACATGGATCTAGCAGCCAGAGTAGCCAACCTTATCGAAGAACATGACCCAGATGCTGTGTTCTGTGACGCAGGTGCAGGTAGTGGTGTAATCGACAGATTAAGGCAGTTATCGTATGACGTAATCGAGATACCATTTGGTGGTAAGGCAACCAAACCAGAGCAATACCTAAACCGTAGAAGTGAAATGTGGTGGTTAATGAAGCAATGGATAGAGGAGGGAGGTGCAATACCAAACGATGTAGCGTTAAAACAAGAACTAGCAACACCGATATATTGGTATGACAACGTAGGTAGGCGTGTATTGGAAAGCAAGGATCAGATTAAGAAGAGATTGCAGGGAGCAGGGTCACCAGATCTGGCTGATGCACTAGCGTTAACCTTTGCCCTGCCAGTAGCCAAGAAAGAAATGGAGGATATATACATTAAAAAACGCAAAGAAGCTACACACAAGAAGGATTATGACCCATACACCAGAATGTAATTTTGTTCGTATAGCAGATGGTCTGGATGTAGAACCATTGCTTAAGTTATTAGATGCAAAACCAGAGTTGTGGAGAGAAATAACAGCACGACAAAAGATTACAAAGTCACCACACAAGGATACCGAGTGCATATACGTTAGAGGACCACTAAAGATGAGTACATACTACGTTTTGTTTGATACAGGATCATATGACTACCCATGTATGGAATATTTAAGACCTGCGTTAGTACCATTAATGCGACCAATACTAGAGCAACTACAAGTCAAAGAAATGGGAAGGGTACTTATAGTGAACTTGAAGCCTAGTGGTCATGTAACCAAGCATAATGATCAGGGAACGTATGCAGATTACTATCAAAGGTTTCATTTAGTGTTGCAAAGTAATCAATGGTGCAGCCAAACTTGTGGGGATCAGGAGCAAAAATTTAATGTAGGCGATGTTTGGTGGTTTAACCATAAAAAATTACATACGGCTCATAATGTTGGCATGACTGACAGACTGCATATAATATTTGATTGTGTAACAAACTATCTTTTATGACTAGTGTGACCGTAACTAATGAATCTGTCTGTAGTGTAAACAAAAGTAGAGTACCTAAAACAGAAATTAGACTCTGCACGTTAGATGAATTCAAAGTTTTAGCAGATCCATTGTTTGAAGAGCATTACGAAGAGATTGCTCGCAACAAACAAGTGATGAAGTTAAAGCCAAACTGGCCAATGTACGAAGCGGTAGATCGCAACGGTTGGTTATTTATTTATTTAGCGATGCAAGATAATGTCTGTATTGGATATTCTATGAATATCATCATGCATCATTTTCATTATGCAGATCTAAGAGTTACCCAAAATGACGTTTTGTTTGTCAAAAAAGAATTTAGGGGTGGACGATTAGGTTTAAAATTAATAAAAGTTACAGAGGACCACGCAAGGTCTGAAGGCTGCAAATTGATGTTATGGCACGCTAAAGAAAACACCGCTTTAGATAAGTTGCTACCAAAATTAAAATATGGTGTACAAGAAATCATGTATTCTAAGGAGATTTAATTATGGTAGTTACAGCAGCAGTTATTGGTGCAGCAAGCGTTGGATATCAAATATATTCTGGTGAGCAACAAAGAAAACAACAAAAAAAACAATTAAGATTGCAAGAACAAGCTAATGCAGACGCAAGGACAAGAGCAAAAGAAGCTGCTGACCGTGCAGATGTAGAAATGAATAGAGCTAATAGAAAAAGAGCAGATGTTAGTGCAATACAATCAAAAGAGGAACAGGCAGCATTAACAGGCCCTGCTGGTACGATGTTAACTGGTGTACAAGGTGTAGATCCAAATCAATTAAATCTTGGTGGTAACACATTATTAGGTGGTTAAACAATGAAAACAAAACGTGCTGATTTGTTATCTAGGTGGGGTCATCTAAGAACAGAAAGAGCTACTTGGTGGTCACATTGGCAAGAGATCACGACATATTTATTACCAAGAAACGGACGTTATTTTCAACAGGATCGAAATAAAGGACATAGAAGACATAACAGTATTTATGACAACACAGGTACAAGAGCGTTAAGAACGTTAGGTGCAGGTATGATGGCAGGTGCTACATCCCCTGCAAGACCTTGGTTTAGGCTTGCTACTGCTGATCCAGAATTAAATAGTTTTTCTCCTGTTAAATTGTGGCTTAATGACGTTACAGAACGTATGCAGTTAGTGTTTCAAAAATCTAATACATATAGAACGTTACATAGTATTTATGAAGAATTAGGAGCATTTGGTACTGCTGGATCTATTATTTTGCCTGATCCTAAAACAGCAATACATCATTACCCTGTAACTTGTGGAGAATATGCAATAGCACAGGATTATCAGGGTAGAGTTAATACTTTGTATAGAGAGTTTCAGAAAACTGTAGGCGAAATAGTAAGAGAGTTTGGTTATGACAAGTGTTCTATTTCTACAAAAAATTTATATGACAGAGGTAATTTAGATGCATATATAACAATAGTTCATGCGATAGAACCACGAGATGATCGAGAACGTGATTTTAAGAAAAAAGACAATATGAATATGGCATATAAGTCTTGTTATTTTGAAATGGGAGGAGAAGGCGAGCAGGTGTTAAGAGAAAGTGGATATAGAGATTTCCCTGCTGTAATACCTAGATGGAACATAGCTGGCGGTGATATATATGGCAATTCACCGGGTATGGAAGCATTAGGTGACGTAAAACAATTGCAACATGAACAGTTACGCAAGGCACAAGGTATTGATTATCAAACAAAACCACCATTGCAAGTGCCAAGTTACATGAAAAATAGAGATGTAGACAGTTTACCGGGTGGAGTTACGTTTATTGATGGGCAACAAGGCAAGATTGAGACAGCATTTAACGTAAATTTAAACTTGCAACATTTGTTATTAGACATACAGGACGTAAGGCAGCGTATTAATGGTAGTTTTTATGCTGATTTATTTCTTATGTTGGCAAATGCTACTGACACAAGAATGACTGCAACGGAAGTAGCAGAACGTCACGAAGAAAAACTTCTTATGTTAGGTCCAGTATTGGAAAGATTGCACAATGAATTGCTAGATCCATTGATTGATAATACATTTAACCGTATGG